CACTGTACCCCGCAAGGATTCTGCGTATTGAGTTGGGTCACCTAAATTCGACGCACAGGGTTTCGTGCGAAAGATGTGTTCCATGGGATCACAACATTGCGATGCCCAAACCGATGCCCGCTCCCAGGGCACCGCCAGCGGCGATGTCCTCGGTCATCTCCTCGACTCCGTGTGCCGTAGAACTAGCAACCTTGCACACTTCATTCCAGACCTCGTCTGAAGTAGTGTCATGGTGCTTGTGCGAGGCAACTGCAGGATTCTCTGGATCGAACCGCACCCTCCACTCCATAGTGACAAGAAACTGCACACTGTCCGCCACCGACTGTTGGTTAGAAACGAACACGATCGGCGTAAGGGGCCCAGTGTTATATGCAGTATGCCACTGGGTGGCGACTGTGCGCTCGATCTTCCTAAAGTCCGAGTAGTCCGTCATATCCAACGGGTATGCCGAACACTGGACACCGCGCAAAGCAAGCTTCCCCCCGGCAAGCATGCGAGGAGAGAAGTAGCTAATAAAATTGCTCCTGAACGTAGACCAATGTTCAGTGGATCCGCCAAAGTTCAGTGGCTGATTGGCTCTGCCCATGAAGAAAGAGCCAGCGGCGCTCTCTAGGGGCTTTGCGTTCACCACTTGAACGGTCATGGAGGCGGGCACCACTGAAGCAAAGTCGCCCATCGAAGCCAAGGGACTAGTCAGCAACTCGATTCCGCCGGCAGCTCCAATCTGAGTGTTGTCGGCTCCCTTCTGTGCAATACCCACAGACGCCATCCACTTGAGCCCATCGGCACCTGCGGAATCACCAGCGGTGTTCGGCATCGCCATGGGCGTGAAGATGATTACGTTGCTGTGGTCCGAAGTAGAAACGAGAGTGTTTGTTCTAATTACCGTGTATGGACCAACTGCACGAGGAAGGCCAATTGTGCGGGGTAGTTTGGCGTCCAGGGCGCGCACCATAGCGGCAACGGTCTTCTTGAACGTTGATTCCGTCTTGACGCTCTTGGTGCCGAAATTACGGCGAGCCGTGGCAGCGACACCAGGATACAAGATGCGCGCTTTGCCGGACGCCTTGTAACCAGACCCAGCAGCCTTCTTCTTCTGAATCGCTTTCTTCGCCCTCTTCATGCGGGCATAAGACATCGAGCGGTTCGGCATCGTTGGCGAACACAAAAGTCACTCCGAATAGCCGGAGGGTCAAGAGTATGTTTGAAGTGTTTATACCGGCTAGCCGGTGTCAACGAGATTCCGTTGTTGCAAATTCTAGCCTACGTGCATAGCCCAGGTCTTTGGGACTCAAAGAAGCTCGGGCTCCACCCACTCACCCTCCGGTGGGACAACCCACCCCATATCACGAGCGATGGACTCAACGATCCACATCTGCTCGTTGTTACCGCGACACACCTTCATGAGGCTCCCAAGTTTGGGCCGTGCCTCATCGGGCGTCTTAGTAGTCCTGAGCATGTGTGCCATGGACTTTGCCAAGTTCTTAAACCTGGCATGCCAGACCCCATCGGCGTCCTTCCACAGGTCGTGGCTGGTGAAATCCAGGACCTCCCCCTTGCGCCAGTCCACTGAAACGGACGACGCGGCGCCAGAGGGGGTCTCGATCAGCTTAGCCACAGCACCAGTCTTGGCGAGCTCCGATGGTGGGATGTCCTTGTCGGCAAGAAGATCGTCACCAGCTGTCAGGGTCGCATCACAACCACAGGCAAGAGCCCCGTATCGGCGCATCTTGTTATTTCCGATGGTCGTGATGACAGCCCCGGAAGCTGTCTGTCCGTACCAGGACGAGGACAGCAACAAGGTGCCAGCCAGCATGACATGGCCCATATGGGCAAATGTGTCATACATAGTCAGCAGAGATAGATCATGCCGACCATTATGACGCCACGTCAATGCCATGGTGTGGCCAGCCATCAGCAACTGGTCGGGTGGAACTGTGCCATCCCAGCCCTTTGCGTCGCTAGCGACGACCTTGCCGGATGGGAACGTGGCCTCTATGGCCGGACCAAGCCTGGCGATACCCTCAGGATGGTGTCCAAGGCCCATGGCAAAATGGTGAGTGGCACCTGTCTGATAGCGTTCGATCTCTGCGTTGCAGAGGTGTTTGGCTGTCAGAGCCTGGGCCATGATGTCGACAGTCGACATCACCCAGATTTGCCTCCACTTCCCTTTGGAGGACTTTGCTTCCCCGTGCTCCTCGCCCTTGGGGCCAAGCACCTTGGGATCGGACAGGCCAGCCTGGAACCGCTCGAGG